CAAAACTTAAAGAACTTTATAAAGATAGAGTTTACTTTGCAAAATCAAAAGAAAAAGTAAAAGTTTCAATAAATGAGGTATGTGATTATTTTGAAAAACGACAACAAGAAATAAATAATATGTATGATGAATATAACCTTGACTATAATATATGGAGAATTCCAGTTGAAGACAAAGATGGTAATATGCAATGTAGAATTAAATATCATTATCAACTAGAAAAAGAAAAACAATTAGAAAAAGAAAAACAACTAGAAGAATTAAAACGAAAAGAACTACTTAAAGGAAAAAAATTTGAAAATGGCAAATTAATTCCATTAAGAAAATGGGGAGAAAAAATGAGTCCAGAAATGAGAACTAATATTGCTTTAGAGAAAAAGAGAATATATAGCTAAATGAACGCAATAATAAAAAAAATAGGACTATGGCATTCTAAAATATTTGGAACGCTTGCTGAAAAAGCAAAGACATCAAAATGGTGGGCAATATTATTGACCTTTGCTGTATTATATGAGATAGTTGAACACATAGTATATCCAATTTTAGTACCGTATCTAGTTTATCTATCTTGGTTTAAGTAAGATGGCTTACGAACTAAAAGAATATCTTAATAGTATTAACTTCAATAAACAAGATGTGATGGACACTACAGACATAACTTGGGAAAAGAAATACCCAGCGTTTATAGTTAACAAGTGTTTATCTTATCATTATGATACCTTAATTGCCGCCAATGAAATGAATGGTTATCATTTTCTCCCTAACAATATGCAATATCATTTTTTACTAAATATAGTAAGAAAGAAAAAGCGATTTGCTAAATGGTTGAGAGCAGAAAAGCTTAAAAATATAGAGTATGTAAAAGAGTATTATGGATATGGTAATGAAAAAGCAAAGACCGCTCTAAGCATATTGACTAAACTACAAATTGAAGCTATAAAAAAATCCTTGCAAAAGGGTGGGAGAAATAAAAGATGTTAGACACACTAAATTGGTCGCCAGATGATATGCTAGAGGTAACAATTAAGCAACCTGACGACTTTCTAAAAGTAAGAGAAACCTTAACAAGAATAGGAGTGGCGTCAAGGAAAGACAAAACCTTATTCCAATCTTGCCATATACTACATAAACAAGGCAAATACTACATTGTTCACTTCAAAGAACTATTTGCTTTAGATGGTAAGAAAGCAACATTAACTGAAAACGATATACAAAGAAGAAATACAATCGCTGTCTTATTAGCAGATTGGAGCTTAATTTCAATAGTAAAAAAAGAGGCTGCTGAAAGTAAAGCACCTTTATCTCAAATTAAAGTATTACCTTTTAAAGAAAAAAAAGAATGGATACTTTCTGCTAAATATAATATAGGCAAGAAAGTTGAAGAGAAAAAGGAAGAAGCTCCCAAAGAAACTAATAATGAAGGTCAGTAAATGCAAGTATCAAATTTCAAAGATTTTATAACAGAACAAACAAAGCCAGACAAGTCTATCCAGATAGCAATAATTACTAAAGGTAAGCCTGACCTTAAACGAAGAAAAGTTGGAGGTAAGGAAAAGAAAGAATTAACCGTTGGTTTAATTGTTGACACTTGCGAAGAATTAAAAATCAAGTGTGTAGTTATTGAAACTAGACACGCAATCATCACAGGTAAAGACGAAGAAAAGAATACTTTAACTATCTATAACTATGATGGAAAAGATACTGAACATACATTTATAGGTAAAGATACCGTTTGTATTACTAGAGCTGGTGCAGTTGAAGATGAAGCAGGACTTTCATTAATATCTGCGTTTCAAAACTCTGGTTCTTTTATGATTAATACAAGAAATGCAATGTTAACTTGTAATAATAAATTGACAAGTGCTTTATTATTTGAGAAATTTGGAATACCAACACCTAGAACAGCATTTGTATCTAACGAAAAAAATATAGATGACGCATTAAAACTTGTAGGTGGTAAGTTTCCTATTGTATTAAAAACATTAACAGGTACTCAAGGAATTGGAGTTTGTAAATGTGATAGTTATGAGTCCCTTGTATCTACTATTCAATCACTATGGAAACACGGTGCTGAATTGTTGATACAAGAATTTATGCCTGTAAAATTTGACATTAGAACTTTTGTAGCAGACAATAAGATATTTGCTTGTACAAAAAGAATTCAATCATCATTTGACTTTAGAACAAATACACATAGAGGTGCTAAGGCAGTACCTTATATATTAGATGATGAAGAAATAGAAGTTATATTAAAAGCAGCTAGAATTAGTAAAGCATATGTAGTTGGAGTAGACCATATAATACACAATGGAAAGAATTATGTATTAGAGGTTAACGGCTCTCCAGGTACTGGTGCTGATTATGAAGGGTACGCATATAAAGACCTTGAAGGTCCTAATCCTGGGGGTGCTATAACAGGTAAACAACTAGTTAAGAACTTTATTAAGTATATTACCGATAGAAAGAAATGGGACAGACAATCAATAATTGAAACAGGATGGTTAGAAACCGTAGAGTTATCAGACATTGGTAAGATTAGAGCAAAATTTGATACAGGTAATGGAGCGAAAGCTTGTTCATTACACGCTGAAGATATTAAGGTAAAAGGTAAAACGGTAAGTTGGAAATATGATGGCAAGGGATACTCTAAACCGGCCCACGGGAAGAGTAAAGTGTTTAGAGCAAACGCTGCTGACCAACCAAGTGAAGTTAGAACAACCGTATTATTAGATTTAACTTTCAATGGTTTTACTTATAAAGATGTAGAATTTGGATTAGACCAAAGACCTAGGTCTGGTTCGGATGTTTTGTTAAATAGAGATTTAATCAGGCAGTTTAACGCTAGTGTAAACCCTAGCAGAACTTTCGTATTAAGTAAAAGGTTGTCACCTATTGACAAATAAAAACAAATATAATATAATGGAGTTATTATGGAAGAAGTAAAAATAGTAAGATTGGTAACAGGTGAAGATATTATTGGAGCAACAATTCAAAAAGATGGAAAGACTTCCATCAAAAGTCCGTATGTCATTTATCCGACAGCAACACCAGAACCTGGTAAATCAGTTAAGTTTGGTATGTTCACTTATATTCCTTATGCAGAAACAGATGAAGTTAGTTTTGACGATAAGAATATATTAGTAGTTGTGAAACCAAAACAAGATTTGCTTGCCAGCTATAAACAAAGTATTAGTAAACTTATAACAGGACCAGGTTTAATTACATAATGTCAACTAGTATCCAAGAGAAGGATACTTTGACAATCTACTTTGTTAAAAAAGACGGCACCAAACAAGAAGTCAAAGTACCTACAGGTTATACAATAATGGAAGCGGCTCGTAAGTTCGCTAATCCCACAATAGATGAAATACCAGCTGATTGTGGTGGTTGTTGTGCGTGTGGTACTTGTCATATTAATATTAAAGAAGATATTAATAGAGTTGGACCTGCCGAATATGATAGTATGGAAACAGAATTAATAGAAGTACAACCTGAATATGACCGTATGTATTCTAGGTTGGCGTGTCAAGTTATGTTGCAGAAAAAACATAATGGTTTGATTGTTAGATTAAGAGCGATGGAGAGTATCTAGTGAATTTTTATAAAGATGTAATTGAACATAGAGGTAACCTTTTAGTTAGAGGTGTACACGATGGAAAAGAATTTAAAGAGAAGGTTAACTTTAGTCCAACTCTTTTTGCAATCTCACAAAAACAATCACAACATAAAACTTTACAAGGTCAGAATTTAAAACCAATCACATTTAATAGCATATCAAAAGCAAGAGAGTTTAAAAGAAATTATCAAAATTCTAGTAGCCCATTGTACGGAAATGAAAGATACCATTTTCAGTATATAGCAAAAGAATACCCAGGTGAAATACAATATGATAAAAACTTAATAAAGATATTTACATTAGATATTGAGGTAACTGCTGATAAAGGTTTCCCAGATGTAGAAAATCCTATTGAGAAAATCTTATGTCTTACTATTAAAAATCAATCCAATAAGAATATCATCACCTGGGGTACCAAACCTTATCTTTCAAAGAGACCAGATGTTACTTATATTGAGTGTAAAAATGAAAAA